TGATCACTGATTCGGACAATCTTGTCACCAGGAAGATCCATGATAGCAAGAAATACCTTTACGGGCCATTGCCAGTTCTTAGAAAGCGTACCACTCACTCCTGTATGAAACACGAAGTTTCCAGAGTGCGTAGAGTGATCACCGAAGAAAATCTTCAAATCACCCTTATCAGTCTTGACAGTAAAGTTAACTTCTTCACTATTAGCCTGAGCCTGCTTCTTTAGACGCATGATACCAGCATTAGTTGGTTCAAATTCTACATTCCAAGTTGCACCCTTAAAGGAGACAGACTTTACCTTATCTTCAACAATGACCCTAGCCATCAACCGATAGTCATTAACGAAGTCACCTGTCTTAGTCTCAAAGTGAACAGATGTCGGTACATCTTCTGTGCGGGTGACATTGATAGTAGAAGTCTCATCATAATCATCAAAGCTAAGAATTGTCTTAAGCTTAGATAGATTAGGCATACCGAACACACCGATAAAATCTGCGAGCGGAGTGTTGAATGTACCATGGACAATCACTGACTTGTCTTCTGCAAGTGCAGAAACCTTAGTCTCTTCATCAGTCCCTTCAACCTTGACGAGTTCAATGACGCCAAGTCCTTGTGTATGATGGATTAGGTCTAGTAAATTATCTTTCATATGTTTTCCTTTGTTTGTTAGTGTATTTAGGTTTATGATGTATAGTAACAAAAATTATTGTAAAGGTCAACAGTCTGTTTAACCGAAACTGAATAATTCATCAAAGGTTGAATTTGTATCAGTATTACTACGAATATCCCAGTTCAACACTGACAAGAGATTATCAATCTTCTCATCTACGAGAATCCTTTCCATATCCTTGTCATCAAATGGTAGATCAAGGAACCATTGTGGAAGACGGAGTTCATCTGTAGGATATGCGATTGAAGTAAACCCTAATGCGTTAGTTCGTAGCTTGCAGACGATGACCTTCATGCCGTCAACGATCTTCTGGCTATAGTTGTCACTGTTCATCTTACGCAAATAGTTATAGTTAATTGCTGCTCTCGCATGACCAACTGAACACACGCCAGTCTTCTCAAACTTGATAGTATGGTTCGTCAGATTATTGACAGACTTAGGTGAACCCTTAGTCCAAGAATCTTGTTGGGATAGATGATTCTTGAACTCCTTGATCTTTTCAATGACTTCATCGCGTTGCTTACCTCCGAGGACCATGACGAGAATTTCCATTAGAAACTCTTGAACATACTTAGGAGTATCTGCTCGCTTGAGGTCAAGACCCATCGCTTTGATCTCACCGTTCTTGCCATTCACATCTTTGCGTTTGCCTTCTTTATCAAAGATATTGATAGCATAACGCTTCTTAGTGATGAAGATAGAACGCTCACCGATGAGTTCACGCCCAGCCTTGATGATGTCACCGTTCTTTCTTGGACAATGGAATGACTTCTCCATGAACGCAGGGAAGCTGGCATTTGTCTGATCTGCGATGTTATCATAGAGTTCTATGCACATCTCCTTAGACCATTCCACCTCACCCTTATCAATCTGTTCCTTTAGGATAGCATAGGCAGAGAAATAACACGAGTCGGTATTGTGTACCAGTATGTCGTTGGCAAAGAAAAATGGATCTTGATCCTCAATGCTTAAATCATACACATAATCATCTACCTCGCCCAAGCATTCTATCTTAGCTACTGTGGTCCATTCTGCATCCATATAATAACCTCCTTAATGGTTTGTTCTTTATCTGCTCTGAAATCGGATTCCCAGACAACTAAGGTTCTGAATCCGAGATCAGTGACTGTTTTTAGTTTGAGTTCGTCACGTTTTTGTATATCCTTCGCTTTTTTACCGCGAATAACCGCTTCGTCTTGATATAAGCTAGGATTGGCATGCCAATAATCTCCATTAAATTCAATGATACAATCATCGTGTTTGATGTCGTAAATTACATATCCGTTCAAATAATGAGACCATTTGCCAAACGGACTGGAGAATGAGGTCCGTTCTAGCTTTCCATGTTTCTCTTCAAGCATAGTAGTGAATTCTCGTTCCAACTCACTTGACCATCTTTTGTCATCTTTATTGTAACGAGTAATGATCAAATCAACTGCCTCATCAACTGAAATGCCCATTCGTTTAGAAACTGCAACAGGATCATTTGAAGAACCCTTCTGTTTGTTGTAGGTCAGGAATCTTTTGATTCCATCAGTTCTTCCATGTTTCTCAACGAAATATTCCAGCGTATTTGAGTATGCTTGCTGGTTGCAATATGACTCCCATCTAGAAATGCCATCTAATTCTCCATACTTTTCTATCATTCCTTTCAGCGTGATAGCGCGAGATTTATTATACGAATCAAATTGTTCTTTATTCCAGCCGAGTTTCTGCTGTTTATATTCAAACGAGTTTGAGGTCGCTTGTTTTTCCCGATATTGATTCCATCGCAGTAGTCCTTCCTCTTCACCGTATTTCTCTATCAGTTTATTTTTGGTGACAGATGTTTTAGCTGAGACTTCCGGTGATACTATATCCGCCGTTGGATATACGGCAAGATATTCCTTACTATTGTTAAATCTTCCAGTACATTTATATTTAAAATGTGTCCATTGTAGTCTTCCGGTAACGAAACCGCATTCTAAGCATGTTATCATATGGCGATACTCCTATCATCATATATTTATCATTCACGGAACAAAAGTAATAATTCCATCAGTCTCAAGAATCTCATTGGGCTTGCATTCAATCAAGAACCCATTTCTATCAACCATGATGCTATGATCTTCAGTAACAGTGATTTGTTTTCCGTTTTCCGTCGTTATGCGATACAACTTCTTTTTAGTTTTGTGCCGCATTACATAGTTTATTTTGGCACTGACTGGCTCCATCTCATACGAGTTAAATCCAAGAACAGAATTCTCATTCCAAACTCCATATTCTTTTTCTCCGACAACTGAATGTTCTAGACACTCATTGAATAACTCTTCAATAGTTTTGTCGCCGTCGCCCGTTCTAATAACGGAATCTCCGGTTACACTATCACCGTAAATAATCGCTTCACCGTCGTGTTTATATTCACCTGCGATGATCTCATTGATCTGGCTCATCATATGTTTCACGATCTGACGACCAGACAGGGTAACAGATTGACCTATGCGCTTATCATAGAATCGGCAGTGTTCGTTCAGAAGTGCGCCATACGCTGAGTTCAACAGAATCTTACGCACAAGCTGACGCTTATCGTAATATTCGTACATATCAGTGCCATATGCTTCTTTAGCTTGTTTCTGTAGGGCTTTTCGTTCTGTATACCATCTCGTCAGAAGTCCAGGAATGACCCCTTCTTTCTCATATGTAAAGATCGTACCATTAGCGGATAGTATCAGCGGTTTGTTACTATCAAACACCATCTTCCAGATTTCAGCAGCGGTCATCTCTACACTGCGACCATCTTCATAGTCAACAGTGAGCAATGTGCCGCGTTCTTGGTTCATGATAGCAGTATATTCTAGAGAACCAAATAGATTTTCCCATAGAACAGAACCAGTCACTGCTTCCGCATCATCACCGTTCTTCTTCTTGCGCTTCTCTTTAGCAAGCTTCAGGCTCTTCTCATACATATATTGATCAGTTAGAGTCTGACGAACCTGTGCTACGATAGTTTCCGGAGACATATTCAATGCACGGATATCAGATGGATACAGCGAGTTGATATCAACTGCTCCCGGATATTCATGCATTCCGACCTTAGGTGGCAGGACATATGCACCTGCTGCTTGTTGCTCATCCCCATAAGATTGTTTGCGTTGCTTGTCAGGAACGATCATTCCACGAGCGTGTGCTTCATTGAAGATCGCCATCTCAATCATCGCCACCGAACCCATAACAGTCGGCAGCAATACGCTGTTCTCATGCGCCAGTGCATTAGCAAGATCAAGGAACCTCAGCTTATCGTGAATCTTCACGACAAGCATCGTATCTTGTCTGTTATATTCTACAAAGGTCTTGAAGTCTTTGTTATACAACTGATCAAGTGTGCCTTCATACTGAGTCTTGCGTTCACCTAATTCGTATTCGCCAATAGAGTCAAGTGAATAACTGTGGCGAGATTCATAGTTGTACTTCTTATAGAGTTGCAAGTAGTCCATATGAATACGGCCAACAAGATCGTAAGTCTTTTCTTCCTTACCAAATCGCTCATACGTCCTGACTTTAGGAAATTGCCCTAATAGACAGAACTTGCGTGTATCATCCTTTGACATGATACGGGTGATACGATTCACACAGTATGGAATATCATATCCTTCTGAGTTCCAACCAGTAAGCACATCTGCATCTTCAATCAGGTCAAAGAAGGTCTTAAACATTTCAATTTCACTGCGAAACAGGATGCAGTTAGTAAAGTCTTTCGTGAGTTCTTGCGCTGTCTCATCTGTCATGTGCTTTGGGGGCATGACAAGTGTGACAAGTTGGTCTAACCAATCAAGA